GCCTGATCAGGGAACGGATAAACACCAAACTCTGTGTTCTGTGTGCGATAAATAGCTTTAGGTGGAGCCCATTGAGAACTGTCCTGCTGCTCCGCCAGAGGCTTTAATTTCTGAACATAATCATCCCAGGATACTTGTGGAACCCAAGTAGCAGTTTGTGGGCTCGTAAGATTATCATCCCGAGCAATAAAAAAGGTGTCCCAATCTACACTCCGACAATTGTTCGGCAGAGCATAGATAGGAACACCTGGAGTTAGTACTTGGGTAGTTTGGACGTGATTCCAAGGCCATTCCCATTGCTGGTTTTGGATATCTCTAATGGCCTTGTTTACCGCATTTTTAGCGACAAGTTGAAAACCAATTGCAGATGCAAAATTTCCCGAGGTTAGAGGAACCTCATTAAGTTCCTCTAATACCTCATTAGTTAGATCAAGAAATTGTGAATATGCAAAGGTGGTCATTCATCACTATTAATTGGGCACAACAGTATCTACGGCATTGACATCCGTGATAATCGCAAACATGCGGGCGGTGCAATTTACAGCGCCAGTCGCAACAGCGAAGCTCAGGGTGCCAGCAGTAGTGTAGAGGCGATTGGCAGCGGCAGTAAATGCCTTAATGCCAGTGGTCTGAACAGTAACAGCCGAAGTATAGGTGTTGGTGCCGTCAGTAACCTGGAGAGTACCAGAATTGCCGGCAGTATCCGCGACCGTAACTTCAAAGCCAGCAAGCTGAACAATACAGCCCGCCGGAACAGTCAGGCAATTAACCGTATCGCCAGCAGCATTGCCGCTCAGAGTAGTGGCATTCGGAGTAAAGCTCGGGAAACCACTGTTAGGATAGGTAGTACTTGCAAAGTTGATAATCGCTTCAAGAACGCGGGGAATGCGAACATATTCAGCGGTAAGGGCCTTTGTGGTGCCGCCCTTGGTCATTACGAAAGTCGTCATTTAATTTTCTCCTTATCTATTCTGTTACGACTGGTTCCAGAAAGAGACAACGACTGCCTCTGGACGGAGAACCTTACGACCATAAAGGTGCAGACCGCGAACCACATCAGCAAAGCTGTTCTGCGAACGGAAGCTTTCAGTAATTGCAAGCTGCGATGCAGTGCAGGACGAGGACATATGACCCGCCAGAATGGTGCCGTAGTTAGCGCCAGAAGTGGCAGTCGGACCTGTGCCGCCAATCGGAAGGTTGTTAGATGTGTAGCACTTGAAGCCACGAATCTGACCTTCGGTGATCATGCCGTTACGGAGAGCAGACTCGGCGTCACCAGTAACATTGACGGGGATCAGCTTGCTATTTTCATCGCCCATCAGTTCCCAAAAGATTGGATCAGCAACGAACCAACGCTCGTCAGTGGGAACATTGAGGATGTCTAGATAACGCTTCAGACGATTCATAACCTGGAGCGGGGTAAGCTCAGTGCCCGAAGGAGAAAGCTTAACACCCTGGGGCGAGCCCGTGGTGCCGAGGTTATTACCAGTCTGCGCCTGCGTGGACATATACGTGAGAACTTCTGAATCGAAAGTATTCTTCAGGTTATAGGCCGCACGATCCGAAGCAAGACTTTCCCAGTTGATGTGGCTCTGACGCTTTTCAATGTCGTCAACTCCAAACTGGAAATAGTTAGCCTTGTCAATAGTCAGAACGATATCATTGTCGAGAACGTCCTGAGACTGTAGCTGAGTGCCACGAACATACGGACGAACCAGGACTTCCGGCTCTTTGATGATATGGACGGTATCGCCATAATCATTAATTTCACCAGCATAGTCAGTGTTAGTAATAGCTTCTACAACAGAAACCTTGCGGAACTGCTTGAGAGCCTTCTGAGAAAAGATAATCGGCGAAAATGCGCCATTGGGAAGATTCCCGTAGCCAGCGGCTGAAGGAAATGCCATTTTTAAAAACTCCTTGTTTATATATTTTTGGGAGCTTTAAGACGGCTTCTTAAGATGGTTGTCCAGAAAGGGGCATCTTGAACGAAGGTAGTGTATTAAAGTAGAAACTAGATTACTCTAGTAATTAAGGGTGCGGGGCTCTAAGATTAGAGGTAGTCACGCGTTGTTATGTCTATTATAATTATACTGTACTTATTTAAAAAGTCAAGCTATTTCTTTCCTAACTTCTTATTTGCTTTTGCATCAATTTTAGCTTCTGTAGATTTACTCATTGTACCTTTATTTACGGCACGAGAAGCCATTGCTTTGGCAAATTTGGCGTGACTCTTATCAGGTACTGGATAGCTTCGTCCTGGGCCTGCAAATGCAGATTTAGGTAATGCTTTTCTCTGTGAACTGGTAAGTTTAGCCACGCCAAATTCTCCTTTAATTCTTAGCGAGCAGCGCCCGTAATATCATAGACCAGACGGCCTTCCATCTTGGCCTTATCAATTTCAGCTTCCATAGCTTCAAACTGCCGTGCGGTAAGTTTACGAATCTGAGATTCATAAATCTTATTATCTGCTGTTGGATCGGGGGCAACTTCTGCATTCTGGCGAGTGCGAGTTACAAGTGATGCAGCAGCACGAGCGTCATCAGCAGGCTTACGAACCGGAGCTTCTGGCTTCTTAGGCTTAGAAGCCTTGTAGAAATCTATAACTCCAATGACCGCTTCGGGATCATCATCATTAACATAAAGAGCATCCTTGACCCACTTAGGCTTAGTGTCTACCCAAGCATGGAACTCGGAATCATCACGAAGTTCATCAAAGTCGGGATGAGCTTTACGGATACGATTTTCTGCCTTCTCACGAAGAACTTCCTGCTTAAGAGCTTCGACTTCTGCAAATCTAGCATCCTGTACTTCCCGATCATCGAGAACACTCTTACGAGCGATAGTCTGCATAAGGGCGTAAACATCAGGATATTTTTCTGCCCATTCACTTAATTCTGCTTCCGACTTAGGGAGCTTAATATTTTCATTAGTTGCTTCGGCAAGCTGGCGTTTATATTCCGCTTCCTTGCGCTTAAAATCATTAATCTGTTCTTGCTGGTAGCGACGAAGATCGCCGTAACGCTTCTTGTAAGTACTCTCTTCCGCCGTAATATTTTCGGGATCAGGCTGACCTGTATCTGGATCGACTACATCAGGAGCAGCAGGCGGGGCAGCTAGACTAGGATCAACTTCATGGCGAGTTGCCGGATCGTCAAAATCTTTTTCAGCTTCATAGAGGTACTGATTATGATAACGTGCGCTACGTGCGATTGCATTTTTAGACAAAGTAATTTTCCTTTTACTTGGGGGTAGCTATTTCAGCTAGTTGCCCTTTACGAATAAGGCTGCATAAAGCCTTGTGTCTGAGGATACTGTCTCGGCATCTGATGAATAGGATCAGGC